TCAAATTCAACGTCAACATCTTTACCATGTACGGTAGCTAATTCCTGTAAATCTTCGATTAGGTCTGATAATTTCATATCTGTTTCTTTTTTCCTTAATTGTCTAATAGTATATTATACCATATTTGGGGGGCCGTTGTCAAGGTTATTTTCATTTTTTCTTTAGTTTCTTGTAAACACTAAATGTTTACAGCTTGTAATCGAAATTTAATAGTATCACTACTAGTCAGAGCCACAAATTCTTTACCAGTAGAATATTGTATTCTGCCCCAAGCATCTTCGATCTGATATAATTCCAAATGATGTAAAACTTTTTTAATCCAGAAGGTTTTACCTTCAAATTCAACAAATTGACCATTGACAAATTTCATATATTTTCCTTATTTAGAAATTTTCTCCACAAATTTTTTAAATTTTTCAAGATTCATAACTTTTGTATCTGTATTTTTAGAAGCTTTATAAATCCAATTTAGAGTTGATTTTCTCCAACCATGACCGTCGATAACAATAATTTTAATACCATCATGCTGATCCATGTTATATAAAGTGTATACTAATTTTTCATCTACACTTCCAGCAGAACTTTGATATTTACATTCAATATAATAGGTTTTTTGATTTAAATTTAATCTAAAATCGACTCTACCCTTGCTCCCGTACATTGTAGTGTATGGGTATTCCCTGATTAGATTATTTTTTAAAGTTTTTGCCTTGGAATTAAGTATACTAGAAAATCCAGTTTTTCGATTGATAATTGATTCTATTGATTTTTCAAATTCTCGACCGCTGGTATTCCCTGTTTGTTTTTTCATATTTATATTTTTCCTACTTTTTTAGTCCAAGCTTGAATTCTACTTATTTCTCGCCGTGCTGATCTTCTGAGTCTATATTCCCAGCTATTTGAATTTTTCTTAGAAAATTCCTTTTTTCTTTGATCTCGATAATTCTCTGAAGTTAGTTGTTTCATCATTTCCTTAATTGTCTAATAGTATATTATACCATATTTCAGGGGCTGTTGTCAAGGTAAAACAGCTGTTTTTGAATTCTTTTTTAAGAAATTTTTCTTTTAGAACTGTTTTCTTTACATTTTCATCATCACGGTGACAGCTATCCCATTTCAGATAAGCTTTGAATCTAATATAACTTTCTGGATGATAAAATAAATTATCCTTTTTGTGCCAGTCCTTTTGTTTGGTATAATTTCTTCGTTTACGTACTAGAGCTCTGTCTAGTTGGCGACTCTGGTCGATTCTTGATTTTGGAATTCCCATTTCATTTTTCCTTGATTGTTATAGTGTAATTATACCATATTTCCTTGACCATTGTCAAGGCTATTTTCACTTTTTACAAAGTTTTTTCGTAGGGTCTGGTATACTCTTTTCAGAAATTCCTCACGATTTTTCTGGTACTCTTTTTTGATAATTTCTTTTTGGGTTGAATTTTGGACTTTCTTTTGAATGTCCAAATGTAAATTAGTGGCAATGGTTGGAATGATTCTCATTTCTTTTCCTTTTCCTATATTATACCATATTTCCTTGACCAATGTCAAGGCTATTTTCACTTTTTTCGATTTATTTTCATTTTCTAAATCAGTTTGTGAAAGCATCACTCTATCTTCTCTTGGAATCTGTTTCATTTCGTTTTTCCTTTTCCCTTTTCCTATATTATACCATATTTCAGGGGCCGTTGTCAAGGTAAAACAGCTGTTTTTGACCATTTTTATAAAAAAAATTTTAAAAAATTTTTCTGGGGGTATCTCTGAAAATCTCTGCTCGTGTTTGGGCGTGTCTAGCCGAACTTCACCCTCGATTTTCAGAGATACCCTATATAACTGTCCTTTTCGACTTTCCCCAAAATCAAAAAACTTTTCATAACTGCTCAAAAAGCTCAAAAAACCACTTTTTAGACTAAAAAGCGCTTTTTTATGAATTTTTGATTTTTGGTCGAAAAGCTCAAAATCGCTCAAAAAGCTACTTTTTAGTGCACTTTCATGAATCACAAACCGTGCCAAGTCAAAAAACCACTTTTTTGAGCTTTTTTGTAAACATTTTGTAAAATTCTGTGATTCACAAACTGTGCCAACTTTTTTCAGCTTCTCAATATCAATTTTCAGCTGCTTTTTAGTCCATTTTCCCAATTCACAAACTGTGCCAACTTTTTTGTTGAAACTGAGCTGTTTTTGAGCTGAAAATTGACTATGGACTGAAATACAGCTGTTTTGGTCTGTTTTTGGTATTTTTAGCTCAATATTTGTCATTTTTGGTCGATTTTGATCAAATCTCTATTTCAAATGCTTAACAAGTATATTATACCATATGGCGCTACCCAAAGTCAAGGCTATTTTCACATTTCGACCAACTTTCTTTGAGATACTGTAAAATAGGAAAATGTCAAGCTATGACTGGATTTTTGGTGGGCGCAGAAAAAAGTTGACACGACTTTAATGTTATGTCAACTTCTCTGAAATGTATGTCAAGTATATCTCAAATCCAGTGGTGGCGTGTGTTTGAAGGTGTCAACAAAAATTTTCCTGAGTGTTGGGAACATCAAAGGTACTCGCCAAGAAACTCAACGACACTCAAAACCACTAAAACACGTTTTTTAAGACTTTTTTAATATTCCGTCTTTACTATAGACAGATACACTTTTATCTGGTTTTCTTAGGAATATATCGCCTGGCTCCCAATTATGATATTTAGACAAACCCTTGTTTCTTTCTACATTTAACGAATATGCTGTCTGCTTTCCTGTAGGCTTTGTATCATTTATCAATATTCTTTCATCATTGCCTAAATTATACAATATCATGTCATACTCTATACCATGTTTAGCTAAAGCTTCTTCTGTAAGCTTACTTTCCGTATCATGCCTAGCAGTTGTCAAGATTATCATATCATCATTTTCATAGATATTGTCTAAAAATTCTTTAGCTCCATCAAGTAGCTGATTTGTCAAATGTTTAAATATAGTTCCGTCTATGTCTATAAAATAAGTCTTCATATATTTGTATACTATACACTACTTTCTAGCTAATGCATCCTTTTCTGGTAATAGGTCAGGAAATGCTTGATTTACTAATCTACTAGTTAGCCCCTTATAGGGCAATTTCTTTTTAATTACATTTAGTAGCAACGTTGCTTCTGTTTCATGTAATCCCTCTAGTAGTTGAATAAATTGATTTTCTGCTTGTACTTGTGTAATGTTCTGTGATTGATTTGTAGGTCGATTATCAAAATTGGCAAAACGGCCGATTCTTAGTGCTTCTCGTTCTAAGTGTAAATCAGCTAGATCCCAATCTGGCGCATCATGTGGTTCATACGGCGGCGGTGTTGATGGAATGTTCCATTGTACCCTTGAGTCATATGCTCCCCGCAAAACGGCTTTTAATCCATCGCTTTCATGCTGTTGTAAAATTTCTGCTTTTGCTGCTACTTTTTGTGCTTCCTCTACTTTGGTAAAAATTTCGTGTAATGATATATCGCTCATGTCTAACTTTTCTCCTTTGTGTCTAACTTTGTTTTAGAATTCTCCTAAATGCTCGGTTAGATTTTTCAAATTGAATTTTGTAAAATACTTCAATAAGTACTTTCTATTCTTGTCTAGTTTTTGCCTAGATAATTGTTCTAGGCACTCCTTTTTTAATACAGAGGGCGTTTTTGATAAATCGATCAATGTTTCATTTCGACGATACTTAGACAGTGTATCATGATCGCAAAAAATTTCTGGTTCTAAGTCCAACCACTGCTTGACTTTGGTCAGTGATAATGGTGTTTGTCTAACTCCATTCACAAATGACTCATCAGCTGATAGAATGTTAGGAATACCATCGCCTCGATCTCCACGTAGAATTTGCTCTTTTAGGAAATCGATGGGTTTGGGTTGTCTAATAAATTCTTTTCGCATTGGGTTATATTGGTGCACATTGTCATATTGCTGCAATTGTTGAAAATCTTTGTCACCTGACAAAATCAGGTTGTCTAGTTTTTCATTTTTTTCTTCATGACAGATGGTGCCAATTAGATCATCGGCTTCTGCTCCTTCTACTTCGATTACTGGATATGGAAAATAAATTTCTAGCTCTTCTTTGATTTGATTCAAATTTTGAAATAGTAAGTTCCAATCTACATTGGTGCGTTGACGGGTAATTTTACGATTAGCCTTATAGTGCTTGAAATATGACTTTCTCCAATTTTGTCTGGAGTCGCAGCATATCACTAGTTCACCATATTCGGAATTAAATTTTTGTCTATGACTGCGTAAAGAATTTAGCACCATATGACGGATTAGGTCGGTTTCAATATCTCGGTTATGTGACGGTTGAGCCATGATGTTAGATATGAACACCTGACTATAGTCAACTAATATACTCATAATTTTATTTTTTAATTAATGGATGCTCTAATCCAATTTCACGATACATTACAGCTCTGAGAAAATCCACCAGTGCATTGAAATCTTTCATGAACGCTTCACTTTCTATATCAAAATTGTTCTCTTTGAGTATAACCAAAACATGGGTACAACATTCAGCTAAAACTTGCTCGATATAGGATTCGGGCTCATCCGGCAGTACTACTGGAATTTCAACTTCTTCAAAACTACAGCTCGGATGGATTATAATTTTATCATCATCCATATAATTCTCCATTCCCAAATATTTATTCAAGTTCATATAAAGTGTAGCTACACGTTACTTCATGGCCGCATTTTATATCTTGGATTGTAAACAACCGTTTTACGAATTGTCTACTTTTAAGTTTAAAATTTTGATGGTATGCAGCAATGAAGTAATATTTTCCTTCAATTGTTGATTTTCATTCTTTAGTCTATGGACTTCACCTCGTAGTTGAGCAGATGATTTTGAATCTGATCTTTGGAGCAATCCTTTTATACCCGTATCTGGTTTTCTTTTCTGCATTTTCTCAAGCTCCAAAAATAACTATACATAAGCCCATTATTATAATAAGGCCGATTCCAACAATCCAATAATAGCTTTCAGTTACCATCACTTTTTATCCTTATAGTCCGTTTCATAAAATCCTGATCCCTTGAATCTAACGCCAAATGTTGACAACACTTTTTTAACCACGCCTTTTCCTCGATTTTCTCGTAATGGTGTATACAAATGATTTGACCCAAAATATTTTTCTAGTTGACAATCCTGTCCACAAAATTCTAATGGTGCATCTTTGATATCTTGTAAAATTTCAAAAGTTCTAATACAATATAAACATCTATAATTGATTAATGGCATCTTGGGGAAATGGGCGCTTACCAGCGCCCATTATTTCCTTTATCCTTTTAGTAGCTCTTTCTCAGTACTAATTGGAATTTCTTGCGGTTTCTTAGATTCAGGAATGGCGTTTAGTAAATTAATTGTCAACACCCCATCAGTAAAAATCGCATCTTTGATTTCTATAGTATCAGCTAGCTTCCACTCAGTTTCAAAAGCGCGAGATGCTATACCTTTGTGTATATATTCACCGTCATGTCTATCTTTGCTGCCTCTGACCGTCAGTTTACCTATCTCATATAGTACACTGATTTCAGATTCGCTAAATCCGGCTAAAGCAATTTCAATGATGATTTGACCGTCATCAGATTTGATGACATTATATGGCGGATAATTTGGTTTTGAGCCTGGTTTAAAAGTTTCCAATTCTTTGAACAAGCGATTGAAACCTAAGAAAAACGGATCGTATTTTTGATGGATAGAATCCATATTGAAAATTGTCATTTTGTTATCTCCTTAAAAAAGCAAGATATTGCGAATGTCTATATTAGACCATTCTTGTTTATAATTTTTTTGACAGTCGAATCATCGTACCGTCAAATACAGGGGCACCCATTAACATGAGGCCCACGACTCCGAGCAGAAATGCTGGCATTAATGCTAAATCACCAAACTCTGCTCCACCCGTTACACCTAAACATAATAAAAATCCAGTTACATATCTAATCATCAGTCATCCCATTCATTCAATTCTTTTAATTTCTCAGTATAGTAATCAACACGTGTTTGATAATAGTCTACCTTTTCTTTGCCCTTTTCTTTATCTGGATATATACCCTGTTCTACTGCTTCTTTGATTTTACGTAAAAATCCACGTGCCAATACTAACTCATATTTATCACTATTAATCATACTGAAGAATTTCACTGTTTCTTTCTTGGAGCTGTTTAAGTTTTTCATCTGTACTATTTCCTATTGCGCATCCTAAATGTAAATTTGCTGCTAATAAGTAATCGTAATCTGTTTCCCAAGTCGATTTTTTACAAACGTTACAAACCCAATTACTACGTACTCGCTGGATTGATAGATCTTCTCTGAATTTTTGAATTCGCAGATTCAAAATAGTTTCCAATCTCGATCTTTCTTCTTCAGTCAATTCCCAAATAAAATCAAGATCTAATTTCATGTCTAAATTGTCCATAATCTCATTTACCTATGTTGTAAGTGTACAAGCCATTTTCCAAACCCCCAAACGTCATGTGCTATTTTTCGGATTGGGGGAAGTTGACTAAATTGAAAATTATCAGCTGGAATTCCATATATGGTTTCAATCCGCCAAAGAAGCCAACTCTTTTGGAATCGGCCCTTGGCGAATAAAAACCTACTATACCATAACAGCTCTCTAGCTATTTTCAAGTTTCTTATCACAATTTCCTATTTTTGATTATGGTATATTATACCATATCCAGCTAGCGTTTGTCAAGGCTATTTTCACCTTTATTCAGTATCCTCATCTTTGAACTTCAAACTTTTCTTAGAAAAATCACGATGCTTCTTTGGCTTTTTACCTTTGGCCTTTCTATATGGATCTTTGAATTTCATTACTTGTTTCTTCTTGCTATTTCTCTGATTCTCATAAAACGTATCTTCAAGATCTTCTATGTCTAATTGGTTAAGGTTTAATTTTGCCATATAGCTACTCCTTTGTATGCCATCTGTTCATTATATTGGAATTATAATATTTTCTTGTACCATCTGAAAATCTTTCATCCAATACATTTTCGTTAAATTGATACATTGTTTCTGTATATCCTAAATCTCGTTTATTCAAACAAAATTTCAGAATTTTAAAATCGAACTTATCCTTGCCTAATTCTTCTATCTCTTTGTTTAACTCATTGCATGATCCTGTATATGTTTTCCAATCTGACTCTTTTTTGACATGCTTTCTATTGACTCTACCTTTGACCTTTCTTCTCTCTGTAAACACCATTTGCTTTTTGCCTATATATGACCTACCTGAATCTTGGCGAGTTATGCGATAAACAAAACCAAAAAAGGTAGTAGGATCAAAATTTTCACCTAACTGATTTAAATCAGGTTTCCAGTGTCCGTACATTTGCGCCTACAAGAAAACTTGGTTGTTTTTCATCTTTGTCATATGGCCTAGTATTTTCAGCCATAAAAATTTCATCATTGAGAAATTCTTCAGGCATCATAACTTCAAAAATGTGATGTGGTTTATGGAAAGGTTCATCTGTATTTTCAGCAGTTGGGTGAATTTCGATTTTCCAAGAATTATAAACGTCTTGTTCTATATACTTAATTGTTCGCATATAAGTATACCAAGTATTTTTAGAACCGAAATTTGTAGTATTTTTGGTAAGATGTCGATAGCCATACAAAGGATCATAATTATGCGCGATGTCCATCAATTCTGTTTTTAATATTGGGTTGTTTCGTTCCCATCTCTGTCTATATTTATACATATCACTATCAAACATTGTAAAACTCCAAAATGGATATTTTTCATATTATATACCCTCTACTGACTATTATTCAGTATAATCAAAACGCCTATCACTATTATTACTATAAGTTCAAAAATCTGTCACTCTCTAAACTTCCATATCTTGGAAAATCCATCTAATATTCTGATCCCACTCAATAGGATCATCAAATCCATCTCCAATCAATGTAACATCAATGCCCTGTTTTTCTACTATATCCCTCAACGCATTCACATGAATTGTTTCTGAATATCGTATCCATACCTCTTTGACCTTAATTCTGTTCAAAACAATCTCATTCCACGTTGTCCAGCCCTTTTCTCCCGTTATCAAATCTTTCAGAAACTCTGTATAATGTGATTGTGATAGATGTTTTTCTATCAAGTCAAAAGTTAGACCAACCATTGTACCTACATATTTTCTAATATACTTGAGTAAAGCTTTATCATTCCTAGACTTACCTGTACCTGCTAACTTGATATACTTACTAGAATGACCTGATCCCAACCAATGCATCCATCTCATTGCTTCACGATCTGTACTATCGTCTGGTGCTGTGGGTATTTCTATTTCATTTTCTTCCATTTTATCTGGTTCGGGCCAACGTATCATCATTAAACCACTGTAGAAACTGCCAACTTCTTTTTTAATCAGATTAGCTTTTCTCTTGAATAGTTCAGACATCATATTTTCCATTGTCCTGATTTCATCACTAGCACCAGTAAGAGCACCTAATACACCTGTACTATCCATCCATCTACGACCCTGACTATCAGGAGCAGACATCAAATCCTGTGCACCAGCAGCTACTACATCACCAGACAACTGAATAATGACTCCACCTTTGGTCTGTATACCACCAGATCCCATTGGATCAGAACCAAAATATTCTACTGCCATTTCAGAATCAGTTACTTGAGTCATGCTAGAAAGTGCTTTAGCAGATCCTTGCATTTTCAATACATTGAGTAAACCCCTATAGTCTGTTACGTGAATAGCCCATTCTTCTCTCTGTGTTTCACCAGTTATACCTAACCGACGAAGCATCTGTTTGGACAAAGGAATATACCCCATTTTTTGATCATTCGGTTGCCAGATCAGATCATAAAGATTTTTCTGCCACGCAACACCTGATATTTCTTCACGTAACTGACTAAACCGTTTCATTATAATATCCTTTTCAACTCCATTATTTGTTTTCCTCTTGTGGATATTTGGTAGTTTTTGACCAATAATTTTTTCTATGAACTGCGATTCCATTATACCTTTTAGGTATTATATGCTTACGTTGACCACTCTTATTTGGATTATCTCTATCCCATCTTTGTCTATATTTATACATATCACCATTAAACATTGTAAAGCTCCAAAATGGCTGAGATGTTTTCATCGTTTATGAAAATCTTTGAACATAACAAATGCCCAATATAATCCATTTGAAAACCATAATCCAACAAGAATGCATGATATATATATTTCCAATTCTAAAACCCCTTCTTGAAATTAGTGTCCAATATAGGAACATCAGGCTTGAGTTTCTTTTTAGTTTTTAGTTTTACTGCTGGCATTTTGGGTAACTGATCCTTCTTAGATTTTTCTTTTGTTTTTTTAGCGATTATATGCTGAGCTACTATCCTGGCTATCATGGTTTGTTTTCCTTTTGTGGATGATTAGTAGTTTTAGACCAATAATTTTTTCTATGGATTGCAACACCATTATACCTTTTAGGTATTATATGCTTACGTTGACCACTCTTATTTGGATTATAGGTATTTCTACCTATACCCAACTGTGGATTGCGATATTGTCTCATGCGTCTAATCTCTTGCCTTTTAGCAATTCCCCTACGTGGCAATATCTCAACTCTATTTTCCCACGCATCCTTTTGCTGTCTTATACGATGACGATTTTTCCAGTTCCATTCTTCCTGTCTTGCGTTTAATTCTTGTTGGGCTTTTTCTTTTAAGGTTTGTTCGACTAAGTATTTAGGTTTTACCGCACATCCTAACTGTAGTGATAAAGCTATAATCACTATCAGTATTTTAAGTTTCATATGACTACTCCTGATAAATAACTATCTAAAATTTTTCTCAATCCCTTATCACGCTTTTTCTTAGTTTCAAAATTATTTTCTATTATCAAATCCCAATCCTGCCAATTGTTTAACGAATTTTCGATAGAATGATCATTGGGCTGATGCATTTTACGCTCTACCCTGATTAATAGTCCATCACATTCTCTGATTCGTTTTGCTTCATTGGGAAATCTTAAATCTTCTATAATCCAAACAGAATTGGAATCATTAAATTTTTCATTGTTAGTACCAAACAAGGTATTTACCCAAATATCATTATCACCATAATCTCTAGCACCAGCTCCAATAGACTGCATTATTTGTCGATAGTTAGATTCCAAGAATCCATTACTAATAGATGTTCTAGGAACCTTCATGTAAATTGGAGTATTGGCTTGTTTGTGCCTCTTAATAGTTCTAATATCACTTTTGTAGATTCCAGACATTATTTTATAAATTGGTTCAGCAAAACTTTTAACAACACCTGTTTTTCCACTTTTCCCTAAAATTTCAATAATTGTTTTTGCTACTCTTGACTTACCAGACCTTATCTTACCACTTATTCCAATAACCATTATATACCCTTATCACCACTCTTGCTCTGAAAGTTCTTTTGTTTTCAACATAATCTATCACTTGTCACCATCCAGACATTCTAACTGCCTTTCTAATTTCTGTATATCCTCTTGGGCCTTTCTCAATTTCATTTCCAATTCATTCTGTTCTCTTTGTTTATACGCTAGTTCCTTCTCAAAAGTGGTAGATTGCTCAGTGAGCAATTTATTAGACCTATAGTCACATCCACCAACAATCACCATTGATATTAAACTGCATATAATCCATATCGTAAAAACAATAAATTTGACCATCATAACCAACTCCTACTTTGATATTCCAATAAGAAAAAGTAATACAAAAACAAATATCTGTAATATTCCCCATCCAGTAATGGAATATCCAAATAAATTATAAAATTCACGACCCATTATATACCTTTAATAAATCGAACTATGAGAATAGCGAAGATGACCCAATATAAAATCTGAGGCCATTTGCGTTTCATTATGATTCAAAAATACTATCTTCAAATTCAGTAAACGATTCAATAGCCCAATTCACTATTTCTTCAGCATCAACATCACCAAATACACCATAGGCTATAGCTAATCCATAAGCAGCTGCTGAGCCACCCATTGTAGTTTTTATCATAATATTATATGAATTTTTTTGTGTTACTTCTCGCCACATACTAAAAGCTTCTTGAGTTGCATCATTCGGTTCATATGGATGGAAAAACGATGTTAATCCTATGGCTCCAACTTCTTGATGTAAAAATGGATTTACCAAATCACCCTTACTGAAAGTAGATGGGAAAAGTTGACCTGCAGAATTTTCTCGCCATTCTTTGTAAGTGGTGTAATTTAAATAATCACCACTCATATTCCAATAAGGTATCACAACAAGTGAACCAGCCTTTTTCCATCCTTGTATAGCATCTGAATTGTTCAGTTGTGGTACATCAACCTCAAATTTATCTACGCCAAGATCCTTTTCTCTTTCAGATGGTAAAACTGCATCATCTACCAAATCCATAACATCAGCCATAGTGTTCTTTTCGACTGCATCGAAATATTCTTTTAGCCTATTTGTAGTATAGGCATCAACTTCCCAATCATCAACAGGTTCTTCACCATATACTGCATCTACTGGAATATTATTCCTATTTCCTATTCCTTCTAATTCAAGTCCTATGTGAGAATTAGTCGCGCCCATCAATACAATTCGGAAATCGTTCAGTGAAATTTCATTCCATGCTCCATAGTCATCGCCTGGATTTGCAAGTATACCCTTAATAGCTTCATACCCGCCTTTTTTGAGTAATTTTTCAAGTCCATCGAAATACTGTTTTATTATCCACCCTTTAGCTTTTTTGGTTATTTTCAAAGTTGGATGCATAAATTGGTCACCCGGCTTTATTCCTTTAGATTCTGCATACTTTGCATGCATAGATAATTCACTCTGGCCTCTGGACACATCAATCGTTCTAAGCTTACTCCAATACAGTTCTAATTTATTTTGCTTACCAACTTGGAAATCGCGCGGACTAAACTTTTCTGATTTTAAATCATAAGCATATGCATATGCAAAATTCTGAAGCCATTCATCCTTCTTGAATATTTTCCAACCCCTTACCAATATCTCTTTTTTTAACTGATATATATCACCTAACAAATCATTGATTTTTCCAACATTTCCTTCTGGATCATCTGTATGCTTAGCTTGATAACGCAACTTTTCCAAGCTCATCCATTTGCGACCTTGTTTATCTAACTTTGTCCAAAAATCACGAGCTGCACTTATCACTGGATAACCATTGATAATTGTCCAAACACCACCTTCTGTAGCTACACCGCCCTCGATTAAAGAACTCAGCATACCGCCTGGATCTGTCATGGCAGATATCTGCCGAGCAGAATTTTGTATTTGAATAAGTGTACTTACATTATCTATAGATGTGATATGCACAGCATAGAGGGGCAAATTTATCTGCCCCTCTATCCGCTGAATCATCTTTTTACTCAAAGGAATATGCGGATATAAGTGAAAAGCATAATCCTCTGTTTTTTCTGCAGCTTCAAATAAGAGAGTTTGAAAATTCTTAAAATTTTTCATTCTACCAACCTGACTGTAGTTATTTCGCTACCATAAAAAGTTTTATTTTTGCCATCTTTTGTATTTATAATCACCCTATCCTCTAAATCATCCCATTGAACATTAGTCACAGTACCAACAGTATACTGCCCCTTTCCTAGAATCCCAACTTGCCTTTTTTCCTGTAATGCGTATTTGCAACATTCTACATTTTTGTATATAGAATCTTTGATATTCTCCAGACGTTCACCATTAAAGATCATGGATGCCCCCTTAAGCCTCTTTATAAAAGGCAAAAAATTAGAATTAATATTATGAAAATTGTCGAACCTACGAAATCGGCCATTAATTTCTCATCATCGGTTATTGCCATTAAATTTAGTTGTTCCCTCCTGTAGTAAAGCATTATCTGCTTCTGAATTACTAAACCAATAGTCGATTACCTTACCCCAACTCCCAACAAAAGCGCCTAGCATGATTAGCAAAATTTCTTTCCATTCGGTTTGAATATCAATTCCCAATGCTATCTGAATCATCATTATAGTTAAGATTGCCCCAAAAATACTAACGACTGCTGCCGTAGCGAACCAATTTTTTTGAGTTCGATATCTTATTAAGTCTAACAATTCCTGATTAATTTCATCATGGGATTTCTGTGATTGCAATTTCAATTTTTCCTCAATATCTGCGTCATTTATTTCCTTAGCCAATTCTAAAAGTTCATTTTCTATATCATCAGAATCTCGTATACTCTCTGACATTAAAACCCCCTATTAGCAATCTGCATATTTAGCGTTCATCCTAGCTACATATTCCGCAAAATCTTCTTCAGCCCTTTGACGTGCTTTCATTAATCTATTGTGTTCTGTATACTTTGCAGCATATTCAGAAGCAGCAGTAAGAACATCTTCTTCTAATTTTTTATGATTTGAATATTTGGCCCATCCATCAGCCCATTCAGATTCTCGTAAAATGATTTCAGATAAGATATCACCTTTGATATCTTCTGTTGTAGATGTTGGTAATGCTGACTTTATTCTATATACTAATTCTAAATATTCATTAACAATTTTCTGTGATACCATCTCGCCTGGTATATCAGCAGTAAAAAAATTAAATGTTTCATACGATTCAAGATAATCGCATGTGTCCAATACCTTTTTAATCAATTCTTTTCTCAACCATGCCACATCACTCGTAAAATCTTTTGTCAAACTTTTATATACACCCATCACATTATCCTCCAAAAATCATATTAATTACTTTTCCACCAAGCTTAAAACCCGCCATCCAAACGAAAAAACAGAATGATAGTATAAAGGTATATACTAACACCCTGTACCAATCTAAATCAAACATTATGTTATCTCACATGAGCCTCCACTACAAGCAAGTTCTCCTTGCAAATCTGTATTATCATCAATCTCGATCACATCTTCAAGATTAATCTTTGATATATTTATAACATTTCGTTCATAATCACCTTCTGTGATATCCTCAAATGGTGCTTGTACATAACTTCCATTATCATATGGCAAAAATGACAATCCATTAAATGAATCTTGATTTTGCCAAAGCCAATCAGCCACATCATCCCATTCATCTGGTTTGATAGATATTGTGGCTGATACATTATGCGTATTCATTCCTTTTTTATGACCTGGCTGTATCCAATTTTCATGAAAATACTTAATACGTTGCAACAAATCTTTAACATCTTCTGTTCTAGTGACTGACCCAGCTGGTGATTTAATTGGAATTGTAATAACAGCATTATTTCCAAATACTTCATCTTCCATTATATCAGGATTAGTACCTACAAGATATTGATATATAGCTTCATTTTTGCCAACTCTAATTCTACGATTGTAGTGTTCATTATGCCAAGCATGTATACCTGAGCTAGTACCCAAAACCAAGCTTCCCGTACCTTCTGGCTTAATACAAGTTATCCTTTTAGCTGAACCAATACCTAACTTTTTTGCAACTCTTTGATTTTCTTCGACTGATATATCAGCAGCTCTTTTGAAATCAAACTGAGTATGATCTATCGAAGCTATGCCTGTTAATGATACACCTAATAGAGATTCTTTTTCTGTCACTTTTTTCCATTCTGGTTTCAAATAATGAAAATCAGTATATGAAGCCTGTAATGTACCAATAAAAGTAGCAGCTTTAGTTCGTTCTTCTAAATCTTGCTGACTCTCTATTGTAGCCACATTGATAGATGTCAAATTACAAAATTGATTAGCATTAAGACTAATTTCACAGCATGGATTTGAACCCAATTCTACATTGTTAGTAAAATATAAACCTGGCTCTCCACTACCCGAATTTTTAATGACATCCCATTTTTCCTTGAATACATCTTCTGTGATTAGAGATCTGGCTACTACCATTGAATTATTAGAGCGAGCCCTATATGGATGTAAATAATACCACTGTAATAAACTTTCATCTTTCAATTTATCAAAATCTGATTTTGGTATCCATACATTTTTTTGTTCATAAACTTCATCTTCTCTAAATACATTAACACTTACATTATAGCTACCATTTACCTTGCCTATCACTTCATCGATTTCAGCTCGATGTAAGGATTTACAATTCAACATTGATTCATCATCAATACTAAAAAGTGAAATCAAGGCAGATCTACGTATACCACCCGACAGTACAGCATCAGCAATAATACACATCATATCATGACATTCAAGTGGGGTCAATTTATCCCCATCCATTTTTAAATTTAATATTCTTTGTAATTCATTTAAGCATACTTTTAAAGGCTCAGGGCCAGGGGCTTTCCCGCCACTAATAACTAAACGTGCACCCTTTTCTCTTATAGCTCTGTAATCAAACAATGGTAATGACCGATTATCAAAATATGCTCTCATCAATACTTTGATTGAACCAGCCCATCCCTCAATACTATCTTGAATCAAATAACGCCTTGATTTTATTGGTTTCCTAATTTCAGGTAATTGTTCTACATGATGCCTTTGTACTGAATATCCAACTCCAGCACCAGATAACAACAAGAACATTGTTTCCCAAAAAGCGCCGGGTTCTACTATAGGCAAATATGAACAATTGAACATACGGGTTGGATTTACTTCTATGGCCGTTCCTGCGAATTGCATCGACCTCATTGATGGTATTACTTTCTTCTCATACACATATTGATAAGCATCTGTTATTTCATCTTTCAATTCTGGAAATTTCTTAATATGCATATCTCTGTTTCTTGTCACTGTTTCTTCAAATGTTTCTCTGCGGTTCTTTCCTTCTAAGTATTTTGCGTATTTCATATGATGAACTAAATCACTCAATACTTCTAAATTTGTTTCCATTAATCTTTTCTCCCATTAACATTTACACCATTTACTGAGCGCCAGATTAGCACCCATACCCTTGAAGGTATTTTTATTTATCAAATCTAATATTTTCTGTGAATTCAATCCTGATAAAAAAATTTCATTAATATCCTTTTCATTCAAATTTTCTGGCCATATACAAATTGTATAATCCATCGATATATACTTTCTCATTCGCTTGACTGTATCCCTATTTCTAGGTTCATTATCCATTACAATGACTGATTTATCGTTTGGCACAACAGTTGGCAACATATCACAATCTCCGCCACCCAGCGCAACAGAATTTGGTACAAATAAACTATCAAATGGCCCCTCCACTATATATATTTTTCTATTAAAATTTATTCTATTCAATCCAAATATTTTTGGATATCCCTTACCAATAATTGAGACAGTTACATATCTTTGATTGTATACAGATTCTTCTATACTTCTACCTTGCAAATGCGTCAATTCAGATTCTTTTGTATAGAATGGAATAATTATTCTACCTTCAGTGCCCAAGCTTGGATACTTATCAGGTAAAAGTCCATCTACATAATCATAAAAATTATCAGTCCAATGTAAATCTGTATATCTAGTAATGCCACGCTGAACAAGATACTCCTTTGCCTGATGATCATCTGGTAAAGTACTTATTGGAACTAAATTGTCTAGTTTTAATTCAATCTTTTTGCTAAATTTAGGTTTGCTGAAACTATATACAGGTTGGGTTTTCTTATTCTGTTTAAATTTCTCCACAACATACTGTTTATGCAATTCAACATCATAATCCTTTAAGAAATTGAATACATTGCGTCCAATACCACAATTATGGCATTTATAAATCATATCAACTTCTTTTCTATAGAAAAAACCACGAGCTTTATTTGGATTTTTCTTAGAATCGCCACAATAAGGACATCGAAATTGATATAGGTAATCACCCTTGCGTTGGAATTTATTCAATCTTACAGATAGTTTGTTGATGTAGTTAATATCAATGTGAATCATAGTATATATTATACCATATCTAGGTGGGATTTGTCAAGGCTTATTTTACTAAATTTATAATTGACAATATGGCACTAATAAAAGCAGGTACACCTGCACCAAAAAGAATAGCTTTCCAGCCTATTTTCAATGAAGTCTCCATGCGTTCGACTCTCAGATCTAAGTGATGTATGTGATTTTCACGAAGCAGTCTTATTTCATCTTCAAGTGATTCGATTTTCTTAAAAATACTCGTTAATTGCTCTCGTATGAAATCGACTTCAGATCTCATTCTTTAGCCTTTAATTTGCGTTTTTTCTTCTTCTTGTTCTGCTCGATCCATTTTTTTCGTGATTTTTTTGGTATGATTGATGGATTGGTTAAACTTGGAACTTTACCAGTGGATATACTAGTCACAGGTGCATTTTCATAAAAGAAATCTATAAATCTCTTGATTCCCATGTTTGCCTCAATCTTTCTACTATATTTTGATCAATTTCTATCTCAACAGTATTTATATCTTTGTTACTTATGCCTGTAATAACATCTGGCAATACATTAAGTCCAACTAAAAACGTTTTCAACAACGACCAGTATCTTTCGTCCAATTTAAAAAATAATATTTTTGTTGCTGGTTCAATGCCGAAAACATTATAAAGAAGAATCAAATGATTGGTTATTAGCCTATCTTTCAATTCTTCTTTATTTTCGTATCTGTTAAATAAACGTTTAATATATTTAATGTGATTCAAATCTTCATAAAAATCATCAAGGCCAGTACACGATGAATTATCGTAATGCTTGGCCGCATATAAAAAGAAATTTTCCTCAGTAATCACATCAAACATAATAAACTAACTATTCTAACTATTAAGCATCAGATTCATCAAATTCAGTATCGTCAACAGTATCTCCTGTAATAGTATTCATAGCTACTAATGTTTCATAAGTGACTCGACCAGCTCTACCACCTGAACCAACCGTTCTTTTTACCCAACCAGAATGTGTAACTGTTGGCGGAGTACCAGAACCTAAAGATGCAACACCTGTAGCAGTTCTACCAGTAAGAGTACTATTTCCAGAACCATCAGCTGTAATATCAACCGCAGCTCCACCTACAGTAGCTGATAATTGTACATTATTTGCATCTACAAAAATAATATAATAAGTTCCTGCTGTTAGACCTGTTGGAAGTGTATTACTACTAGCCAAAGTTACTTCATCACCAGTTTCCATTTTATGACCACTAACCGTGATTTGATCCGTTGCAGGATCAACCGCACTTGCACCATTGAAAGTTTTTGCTGCAGGAGCTGCAATGGTAACAGCTGGAGCTGAACTATGATCATCGTTTGTTCCAGCAACAGATAATGCTGTAACTTTACCAGTTGTTGCAGAAACTGTGGCCACAGATGTAGTATTCCCAGCTACTGTAACTGATGGTGCAGATGCGTATCCAGTACCACCATCACTGACAGCAATGTCAGCCACATTATCTCCACCCTTTGTCATTTCTGCTTCATCTACTCCAAAAATAGCATCCGATTCAGACACACTTAAATTTCTTGGTGTTTCTCTTTTAAGTACAGTCAACCCAGAATCGGTCGAACCTGCGTAATCTTCGGTCAATTCCAATGAAGTAGCAGATGCAATGGATTTAATTCTATATGGTACATCAACAATCATCATTAGATCCCCGACATCAATTTGACCCGCAGTTGTAAACACTGTACTAGTTCCTGTAACTGTAGCATTACCATTATCCACTGCTACTGTACCTGTAATTGCAGCACTATCTGCATTTCCCCATAAACTCATTTTCCATTCCTCCTATTTCTTTTAGCAACACGATTTTTATAATCCCTAACTGCTTTACTTCTGCCATCAACTTTTGAAGATGCATTAGATCTAGTGGGCCCTGATGAAACTCGGCTTTTAAAATCTTGAACTGCAGAGCTCCTACCATCGACTTTATTTGATGATGATTTTTCATCCTTTTCATCTTCTTCTGATCTAACTGGCTCAAACTTTTTTGATAAAATTTTTTCAATTTTTTTAATCAATTCAGGATCATTCATAAGTGGCCCGAATGGATTTTCTAAAACATTCATATACATCTCCTTTATTTATTAATCTTTTTGTTTTAGTATTTTTGGACGTTTTGTTTCTCTGTACTGACCAATAGATGTATATAATTTTCTTAAAAAGAATTTTATAAACCTTTTATCCAACATAACAAAATTTACATCAGCTGTAGCACTTAAATCTATTGAACGTTCAGAGATAAATTCTTTGTAAGTTTTTGTTTTCATATCTTCACCAACCATTAATTTTTCATAAGCGGCTTGAACTGGCAATCCTTGATCATAAAACATAATAGCTAAATTCCAATCAATAGGATTATTACCTGCCATTGTTTCAAGCTGATTCATCCATTTTTGTTTAACCTTTTTAGCTTCAGCAGTACCACGAAATTTTAACCTTTTAAGTTGCTTAATGGGTTTATTTTTTTTAATCTTTTTTGGTTTAAATCTCATGGTTATATCCCTTTTGAAAAATCTTTATATGTTTTCAATTTCATACCTTCACCAACTGCCTTTAATTTTTTAGGTTTTTTATCTGTCCAAGGATCTTTCCATCTTTTCCTGCGATCCCACCACTTCTTAGCAGTGGCCGTTGCTATAGCATACATTTTACTCTTTTCCCAATCAGGAAAATCACGCTTCAATGCCTTAACAATTTCCTTTAGCTTCTTTTTTTCATCATCAGTCAATGTTCTTTCATCGATGAATTCCCATTCCCATAAAAATTCTTCTTTAATACCCATATACTTTTGAACATCTCTGAACAATTTCTTTTTCTCTGGTTCTGAAATTGTATTGGGTATACCAGTTTCAAAGGATTTAAAATCACCATCAGCTGCAGCTTGCCTCATTTTAGAAGCTGACATTCCACTAACTCCAGCTGCATCTGGATCACGTTCACCTGCACTAACTACTTCTATTTTGTCAAATTCATAAAATCCATGTGCACTATCTACTCCATTATATTTATCAAATATATTCTGGAAGTCATCTACTCGATCTGATCCAACCACCATCACCACTTCACTGAACTCCTCATATTTAGTCAATACGTGAATTGCAGTTTTGCACTTTGGATTTGAAATAATGTTATTCTTGTATTTAGGAAATATTTTCCTCATCCATTCATATTTAACTTTATGTGGTAACGGATCTTTCTTTGCATTTTCTGACCAGCTTGGATATATGTAAAAAGGCGATCCAGCGGCTACTTTCTCCACTTTCTTGATTAGCTTTTCATGGCCAACTGTTGGTGGATTGAATCTGCCAAAAGTAAATACTACTCTACTCATTTTTGCTCTCTTTTTCGCCTTCTTATTCTACTTCTAATAAGCTCTCGTTTTTTAGGCATTTTAGGCATTTTAGGTAATCCTCTGTCAGGCTTTGAAATTCTTTCGCGCCTAACTGGTGGCCTTGGTAAACGACTGTTTGGAATCTTTTTTACTGAAATTCTATTATACAAATCCACATACATCATTTCGGTATATGGTTCATCATACCAGAAATTATTATAATGATATAACTTGTTTGGCCTGTAGTCAGGAATATAAACAAATCTAACTGGATCATTGATTGTATCATAGCGATAAGTTTCTACAACACATCCAGCTGTATTGAGCACAAGCATTAAAAAAATAACAGTTAAAACAAATTTAATTCTTTTCATTAACTCAAGCCGAACCCCCCAAGAAATTCTGCCCAATCCTTGTCTGAATTTTCAAACTTTTCCATTGTATCCATTTCTTGATAAGCATCCCATACTTCTTCAGCCACTTCTTCGGATGCATCTAATTCTTGCTGCAGCAATTCAACAAAATCTTCTTCATCATAAAATTCCATTGAATTAGATATCTGATCAATCACAAATTCTAGTCCTGACATTGTTGCTTCTTTCAATTCTTTTAATAGTTGTTTAAAAACTTTCATTTAATTCTCCAATGTAACTTTGTCTACAATTTTGACCATTGTGGCTATCCCTTCTCTAGTTCCTCTTTTAGTTCCTGACATATCCTCTTTATATTCAATATACCCAGCAATTTCAATTCCACTAGTATCATAATCTGTATTATCTTGTGAATCATATATACTTATTGGTATATAACATTCTTTGATTTTAATATCTACTAAATTGATTTCATTCCATCCTACTGTTCTTTTACCCATGTGCTTAGGATCGAATATAAGTTCAAGCTGCTTCAAATTCTTTTTCCAAATTTTCTCTGTTTCTTCAAACCACCTTTTGATAGCATACGCCTTAGCTTTCTTTCCAACAAAACCAGAATGTTTAAGCATTGGCCAAGCTGTTGCAAATTTGTATAATTCAGGGTGAGTAGTAGGAGATATATTCAATTGTCTACCTCTTGATCTACTTGTTATTTCTTTTACTATTTGTATCTGTGCTTTATATATACCTATTTGAATATCACCAAGTGTATTTCTCAGTTTATCCCATACCGTTTTATCACCGTATTCAAAAGCCATGTTAGAAGGTAGTAAATTACCGATTGGAATATATCGTCTGCCTTGTGGGCCAACTCTACTATATAAGTCAACATTAGCTAATACAGTTGGATACCCTTCTACTATACACACTACACCACCTTCTGTGGCCACACCACGTAAAAACACAGTGTCGGATACAGGATCAGTCATACAAGCCAGAGATCGTTGTGTACCCTCCATCTGTTTCAAATTAGGTAAATTTGCCATTGAAGTAATATGTGCACCCAAAACTCTTTGCTTTTGGCCGAACAATCTATCTGATATTGTTTTGGACATAGGCAATACAATATTATAAAGATCTTCTTTTGCAAAAGTTGGTGTTGAATTAAGCTTTACGAAGATCATGTCCTCAATAGATTTCAATCCAACAATTTCTGTTAATAGATCATTGTATTTTTTCATATTACATATATTTCCTTTCCATATCTTTGGATATCCATTTTTGAAAATACATTTTCCAGTGCTGATCTTCATTCCAGCCAACAGTTGGAACATCCCCTTCAGTTATAGCCATCACATCTTCTTCTGATACTATTCTTTGATCATAATAGACAGCCATAACATCAACATTATCCATTATTGCTTCATCATAGAGAGCTACACCTTCACCCATTGTAGTCATTTCCATAAATTCAACAATATTTTCTTCAAAATATTTTTCTGCCATATCAAATAAAGCTTTAGTCATAGAGAAAAGTGCCCTATCAACTTGCTTGATTATTTTCTGAGATAGCATCTGTAATTTTTTACCTTCAGTTCTGGATTCTGCTTTATCCATTCTTTGCACTATTTCACTTAATTTTTTACGAATTTTATTTCTAATACCTGTATCAGAACCGCCAGTTCCTGAAGAACTTGTTGTAGCTGATCCGACCCAAAACAGCTTGATAGCCAACGCTGATTCTACTGTATATTTTCTCACATCTCCATGCATAAAAATATCTAGCTTGGATAAATCATCCATCATTTTTTTATTTAAAAATTTATCCGTAAATGTATAAAGCACTGTATTATACAACAACTCATAATCTTGAAAAAAATCAGGATGCTTTCTTTTGAATTCTTGATTAAAGGAAAATTGCTTCAAGTTGAACCATCGACGGCCTTGACTATCAGGACTTGAAAAAATATCAAAAGTGCCTCTAAATGGAATATCACCCCTGACTTCTGCTATTATACCGCCAGTTGTATCTATTCCCTGCAACATTTCCATTCCCATATCAGTGTCAGATACTTTAGTAAACACTGATATAGATTTAGATGTTCCTTGGATATCAAATAATGATTGCAATCCATTGAGATTAGTAGAATGAGCTGCGTCAACATCTTTTTCTGTTTGTGCCAGTCGAGTCATCATTGGTTTTGAAACAGGAAACGGCATATTCCAAGAAGAACTCAACCAATACTGATAAGGTTTTGATCTAGTAGTTAGCCAAGATTTGATATAATCTGGCGTTGGCCGTCTAGCTTCATTCAAATGAAGGGGTAAAGTTCTACTTCTTAAATTTACGTACTGTCTATATCTTAACATATAATCTCCATACCTGAGCATTGCATCATTTTCCTGCTAATATAATGAGCGTTACTAGTACTATTATACATGCCAGCTCAAAATCTGTCATGGATTAGACATGATCTAAAATGGTTGATGTGATAGGCTCATAACCCGACACACCATGTTCTGATATATCTAATCCCAATTCTTCTTCTTCTTCTTCTACTCGCATCCCAATAGTATGTTTAATAGCTAAAAACATAATCATACTTAATCCAAATGACCAAATAAATGCTGCACCAACACCAACAGCTTGAATACCTAATTGAGTCCATCCTGCTTTACTACTGAATAGACCAATGGCTAAAGTACCCCAAGCACCACATACTCCGTGTACCGAAATAGCTCCTACTGGATCATCAATTCTCAATTTATCAAATAACATTATTGCACCAATTACAAGTGATCCACCTACCAATCCTGTTAATACAGCCATCGATGGTGACATGATATCACATCCAGCCGTAATTGATACCAACCCTGCCAGTGCACCATTTAGTGCAAATGATGGATCTGGTTTGCCAAATATAAACCAACTCAATAGTCCAGCTGCCAATGCACCAGCTGCAGCTGCAAGATTAGTGGTCACAGCAATATAGGCCATATCACCACCGACAGCGGTTGTACTACCTGCATTGAAACCAAACCATCCCAACCACAGAATAAATACCCCTAACGCACCAATCGGTATATTATGACCCATGATCATATTCATTTTTCCATCTTTACCATACTTACCTTTTCTGGCACCGACCACAATAGCACCTGCTAGAGCAGCCCATCCACCAATGGAATGGACAACAGTTGACCCTGCGAAATCCAAGAAGCCTAAATTCTCCAACCATCCACCACCAGCAAAAAGTCCACCCCATGCCCATGATCCAAATATAGGATATATCAATCCACATATCAACAATGAATATATCAAATAAGCTGAGAACTTTGTCCTTTCAGCTACAGCACCACTGACAATAGTTGCAGCAGTAGCACAGAATACTGTTTGAAACAACAAGAAGGCCCAATTGAATCCAACTGAATTACCTGTTGCCTTAGCTGCTTCACTACCACCATCAAACAAAAATAGATTAGTTCCAACATAACCATTACTGATACCAAACATCAGACCAAAACCAATCAACCAAAAAATAATAGAACCAAGTGATATATCCATTAAGTTTTTCATCAAGATATTACATACATTCTTAGCTCTGGTGAATCCTGATTCTACCATAGCAAATCCTGCTTGCATAAAAAATACCAAAAAAGCTGCTATCAAAGTCCATAAAATATTACTGTCATCACGCAAAATATCCAAAGTGTCAATCATCTTAACTCCTATTTATCCCAATTTTTAATACCATTGAAATTGTTATACGAAAATTCTAATCTATCTACTAATTTAACTGCGCCACCGCTAGATTTATCAATGGCCACATAACCTTCATCATTAACTACCTTATATCCACTATCAGTCCTAACAAATGTATTAGGAAATCTCTTGGCACCATTATTTAGCTTTTCTATTATTATCATTTTTGCGTCTACGATGTGATTATGTAATATTAGACAATTGACAATAGTAGACATCAATTTTTTAGTTTCTTTTATAATGGCCAGCATCTGTTGTTCTTTAGTTTTTTTACCTGCTTCTGATTTAACTTTAGGAAATACCTTTGTGTCGAAATATTGTCTAATATAACCAACATAACCCATAGCGTGAGAAGTAGGATTGGTAACTTTTTCACCCTGTCTAATTTTAGAATTGTTATATGTTTTAAGTGAAGCCCCAACTAAACTTGATGGTAATTCATCTTGTGATTTTAAAAATGCATCCAATGAACTAGTTTTAATTTTATGGAACACTTTTCCCGCATTTGACAAATGTTTAGTTATTTCTGAAGTTTCTGCTTTAGTCATAGTAACTGATCCAGAATAATCTTCATAGTCAACACCAGAAAACCATACATTTGATGATTTGTTTAATTTAGATACATTGGCCCCAAATGCAGCCCCCATAGTTTCTAATGAATCACCTTCATATGTAGTATGGAACACTACACCAATATTTGCCTTTTTAATCTTCTTGTCTAAATCACTGCCAACAGGTACAGCATATACAATTGTGTTAGGTTGGAATGTAGTAAAAGATTCACCGCTTATTTCTTTTTCTTCTAAATCGCCTTTAGTGAACATTATATCACCTTGCAACACACCAGTGATACCAAGCGATTTCAATTCTTTAAAAGCTACTTTTAATTTTTCAGCTAGTCCACCCTTATAGCCAAGATTTGCTATATCACTCTCTGCCTTAACCACTTTTGGATCTTTATTGAATACACCCTTTGTACCAACAAAGAACTTGCCATCACTAGGATCAATACCAACAAAAACTGCTGGTGCACCATCAAATTTAACAGTCACCGTAACTGGAGTTTGACTATCACCTGATAGCATATTACGCAATGATCTCAAAAAGTTAATAGATTCTCTGGCACCCCTTACACCTAAATTGAAGATTTCATCCTCAATATGCTCAAGATGCAAATTCTTGATTGGTGCGGCTTCTATTAAAAATTCTTTGAATGATAGCATTAACTAAACTTTACCTCATTTACTTGCTTGTTTGCTTCAATGAAAAAGGCAAATCCTCCACTCTTACCACCTGTTCTTAATTGAACTTTATTATAAGTCGGTTTACCATTTTCATACTTAGCCAATGTAATTTGTTGTACTGTATAATATCCCATTCCCTCTTTTTTAGTTTTACTCTGTATTGATCTTCCAATATCTATACCACCTATATCTATAGCACCTTTTTCTGCCTCTTTTTTTGCATCAGTATATTTCACATCTGATCTTTGTAGTACTTCCCAATCACTACCGCCAATCGTTGAATCACCATATAATTTGAGAACAGGTAGTAAAGATTCACCCATCAATGTAGTTATACCCATATCCACTGTATAATCAGCTATAGCTGAAAGTATATTTTTTAGATTACCATCTTGATCTGGTACATTTTCTCTTATTACACTTCGATAAAACTCATTCAAAGTTTCAAAAGCAATTGTATTACAAAGTAAATATCGAATATCTTCTGCTACCAATCCTATGGAACTATCATCGCTCAAGTTATTTATTATATTAATTTTAAATCTATTGTTTTCATCATTTCTCTTTATTATGTTTAGTGTTGTTCTTAATTGATCTAAAGCATGATTGGCTCCTGCCGTTACCATTTCAGGGCCTCGGAAATCAGCCATAACAGCATCCACTATATCTTCATCTTTCATTTTTTTCTCTACAAGAAATTCTTCTTTAAGATTCAATCTTCTAGCATATGTTCTCAATAAAGAACTAGACTGTTTTAGGACATTTCTTGTAGACATTTTTTTTATCAATTTTCCATGAAGATTGGATAATTTTGATATAGTCCAATCTAAATATCTTTTCAATGTAGCCAACGAATGTTTAACAAAACCATATGCTGACTTAGCTAAATCGCCAAAAAATCCTTCATCAATTGGATCATGATGCAAATTCAATATTTTTTTAAGTCCTTGTAAAGTAAGAGCTTTCCTACTTACTTTCTTCTTTGTTTTTGGATCAATTATAGATGAATAAGGCTGATAATCTTTTCCAGATTTTCCTACTTGAGCTTCTTCTTTTCCAATCTTCAGTGAAACTTGTAATAACCACCCGGCGTGACTATTATCTTCTACGTTAATAACTTCTAAATATCCATCTTCTGTTTCATTGGAAATATGATAATCTTCTCCGAATAATGTTCCTATATCCAAACCACCAAATAGTATGGCCATATCAGCTGTATTCTCTTTTTTGTTAGGAACAGCATATTTTTTATAAGATCTCATTTTAGCATAATAATATGGTTTCATATCTGACCAAATTATTTCCATATTGCCAGGTTTTAATCCATACTGATTGATAAAATTAAATGATCCTTGCGCAGCTTTCCTTACTTGTCCAGTTTGTTCAGTGTAATAATTCCAATTTTCATCAGTGAATTTAGTTCCACCACTATCGGTATTTTTATAACCGGCATCCATTACACCTCTGATCAAATTTATCAATTCAGTGTTGTCATCTGGTAAAGATACTACATCATTATCAGCTAATCTAAATGCAGCTGCAGCTACCTGCTCAAACAAAGGTGTCGCATTAGCTAATTTACCCTTTGTTTTATCACCACCTGCTCCAGATTTTGATGCTTGATAAGAAACTATAGGAACATCTGGTTTATTTTGAATCAACCACAACAAAGATAATAGAGCTTTATCATTTTGAGAAAGTTCTTTATCTGGGTCATTTATTTTTTTAAGTAAATTGGGCCAAAAGTCATTGGCAGAAGATAATTTCAAAAGATTAAATGAAGAACCAGATGTTCCCATCTGTTTCACTCTATCTTTACCTTTCCTAAAAGATATATTTGATGCTGAAATATTAACTGATGTAGTTGGATTCAAATCAGCCTCTATCCATACTAGTACATTTTCTAATGGTATATTATGGTTTTTAGCTGTAGATATAAAGGTACTAATGATATCAGTTTCTTGATCAGCTGTCATTTCCGATAGTAAAAATTGTCTATATCTTAACATAGTAATTCCTTAACTTTTATTATTTATATTTATACAAATTTTGGCAGAAAAAAGCCTCTATCAAAGAGGCTGTAAATTATCTGTCAACAACATCCTACAGTTGTATACCTTCAAAATTGAATCCTGATTTCCTACCATTATGCCCTATTACATTTTCATCATCCTGATCCTCTGACACTTCCACCTGTGCAAAATCTTCAACATCATATAATTTCATCTTTGACCTATTCAACCCTACTACAAATTTCTTATAATAGAATGGATCATTGTACCTGTTCTTCAATTGCTTGACTGCTATCTGATCTAATTCATCCAATTCTTCAGTACTAATCAAGGCTATCATAAAATCTGCTGTAGCTGGTAGTCCAAAACTCTCTGATGTATCAGTCAACTCTACATCTGTATTATTATAACCTGTTCTATTAGTTTGTGTCGCACTCATAATTGGAACATTGACTTCCACTGCCAACCCACGTAATTCTTCAGCTATCGATTTAACATAACTGTAACTGTTAGTATAAGCCGTAGCCTTGACCCTAAACGATGAACAGATATTAAGATAATCTATGTATATTATATCAGGTGAAAAGTTCTTTTTCAAGCGCAATTCATTTAATAAGTGCCTAAAATGTGCTACATTGGCCACAGCTGTTGGATATTCTTTGACTATCAACTTACCCACAGTTTTCTTTTCTACTTCTTGGATTTTTTTATCATACAAATCCTTTGGTAAAAGTCGCAGATCTTCCATGGCTATATCCATTAAGTTTGAATCAATTCTTTCGGCTATTCTTTCTTCAGCCATCTCCAATGTAATATACAATACATTTTTCCCAGCATCCAGATTACCAGCTGCACAATGACACATAAACAAACTCTTACCAACACCTGTACCAGCTAAAACAATATTCAAAGTTTTTTTAGACAGGCCACCTTTGGTTATCTTGTTCATAATCTCCAAATCAAAGGGCACCTTTTCTTCTTTAGTATGATAGAATTTATATCTTTCATCACTATCATCAATGTAATCATGCCCTACATTTGGATCAAAACTAATAGACAATGCAGACTTGACCAATTCTGGTATAACACCAACATCTTCTTTTTGATCCTTGTCATCATATATCTGAATAGATTTCATTATAGCATTATACAGCGCCTTATCTTTGCAAAACTTTTCTGTTTCATCTGTCAACCACTCTATATCAGTTTCCAAATCCAAATCAGATTTCAATTCAGATATGTATTCAACCACCTCATTGTATTCATCCTGTGTAATTGTATCCAATTGCTCAACTGAAATTTTTAATATTTCAGCTGTTGGTGTACTGTTGTACTTTTCTAAATAATTACTCAATTCATTGTATATAATCCTCTGTGGCTTTTCCAAAAAATATTCTGATTTCAAGAATGGTAAAACTTTTCGTAAATATCCTTCATTGGATAAAAGATTTCTTAAAACAGCTGATTCTAAATTAGACATCTTCTTCTTCTTCTATCTCCGTTTCCAATTCTTCTTCAATTGGAATACCACCATATGTAAATTCTGCAGCTGCATATTCTTCAATCTTCTCCATTAAATCAGATGTAAAATATTTTTCTGGATTTTCGTATATGGTTTTTGCGTACTGCTTAGCCCCATCAGGTAACTCTATTCTATTTCCTGATTTCTTTAATATCTTGGCTTCAATTGCTAAATCAATTAAACCATAATACCTATCTAATCCTTTATCATATGTCAATAAAACTTCTACTTCTTTATTTTCTCTTGACAATCTGGATTTGTGCATTTTAGCTTTAATGATATTACCAATAACATCAGTACCTTCTCGCTCTTTCTTTTTACTCAACATGGCAATGGTCGAAGCTGAATAAGTTAATCCAGATCCACCTGACGCTACTTTCATTGGTACATAAGATCCAACTTTTTCGTAGACATGATTACATACAATCAAAGGCACACCAGCTTTAGCTAATCTCAAGTTCAATACTCGGAATGTAGCTTTCAGTAGCTGTGCCTTTGTCATATCCCTTGTTTCTTCACCTGCAATACTATCTTCCATTTCTTTAGTGGATGACAATTGACCTAAGCTGTCTAAAACTAGCATCATTGGCCTACGTTCTTCTACATCTTGTGCAGTATAATTGTCTAAAATAGTAAGTACAGTATGCCTAAACTTTTGTATAGTATCTGGTTCAGATTTAATAACTCTATTGATGTCAATTTGCCTTTGCTCCATCATATCTGCAGTTACAGCCGATTCTGTATCAAAATAGACAACACCTCCACCTTCGTTGGTTTCTAAAAATCGCCTGACCAAGCCCAAAGCAAAATATGTTTTACCTGTTGCACTTTCTCCTGCCAAGGCAGTAATCTTATTATTGGGCACACCCCCATAAATTGAACCAGAGAACAAAGCATTTAGTGCATAAGAACCTGTATCAATTGTACCACTATACTCTGCCGAAGATTTCCTATCGGCAGCTATAGTAGTATGTTCATCACCTAAATCTTTAACTAATGCACTTAAAAAATCTGTCATTTAATCTCCTAACCAAAAAATCCTCTTAGCCATCCCCAAAAACCAGATCTTTCCATTTTCACAACCTGATCTCGCTTATATGTCTCAGCATGTTTCCTAATTTCTTCTGATTCTTGTTCTCGCTTTATTATCAAATCATTTTCTTCCGCAATTTCTTCCGTTCTCCTTGTATTCCATTCGTCTGCGGTTTCTCCTGTCTTAGTAACAACAGAAGAAGCTGGTGCTGGATCACCTTCATCAACTAATGGATCAATAGAATCTGAATTTTTCATCTCTGAAAGGGTTTCTTTAATTTCTGTTTCTATCTTTTCTGATTTTTCATGAGCTTGATTCAATTCTTCCTCAACCTTTACCCAATCAGTAACTACAGTTTCTTCTGGTGTGATATTACCCAAAGGATTGAGTTCTTCAATTTCTTCCTCAGACAACAACTCGGCTTTCTTGGAATGATCTTTCATATTCATTTTGAATCTAATATCCGCTATTTGAGCTTCATCTAAAGAATTCAAATGGCTTTTGATATTAACGCCGAAACTCTGTACTATATCAACAAAATCTGTTGATTTGATTTTATATTCTTTTGCTAGTTCATGCACTCTCATATTTATCACCTATCCAAAAAAGCCTTCTAAGCTTGATGTTTTTTCATGTTTCCATCCGATCACATCTAAAACTGTTTTAATCGGATCAATATATGATTTTTCAAATTGTAAATCATAGTCTATATATTTATTCAATCCAAATTCTTTTGGCAATGTATTGACATAAGCAATCACATTATCATGCAAAGAATTTGGTTCTTTCAAATAAGTGAATTTTATTTTTTCACCATTTTGAATTCTCTCATATTTACTTGATAAATTATTTTCATCCAAAAGTCTATTGTATAATAAAGAACCTCTTACCTGTATTGGCGTACCTTTAATATATCCATAAACTGAATGATGATACTTGTCTAAATTATTAACACTTCTTGGAAATGAAATATTTTCAACTGGCAAATCACTCCATTCATCCCTAAAATCTGCAATATAATCTATAACATCACCTTCTGTACCTTCCATTATAACTTCCATCAACTCTAAGATTTTAGCTCTACATGCTTGTGGTGTAGAACTACGAACAGCCTCAATACCCATAATTTTTATCTTTGGACTTGGATACCTGACACCTTCATTATCCCATACATTCAATACATATCGTTTCTTTGCTGTCCAGATCCCTTTTTCAGCGATAACTTCTCGCTTCATCGACATCTTTTGTTGATATGACCCCATATATCTAAACAACTCTTGAAAACTTTCATTGATGTATTGTTGAATTTCACTATCAGAAATTTTATCTAAAAAATTAATGATGCGATTTTTATCAGTTACATCTCCTAAGCATTTTTCAACAAGCAATCCCATTGTCAAGTAAACACTATCTGTATCAGATGCAACTATATAATCTCCATCTTCTGTTTTTAATATTTTATTTAGATATTCATTCAACTTTCGTTCTATCCATCTAATAGACAATTGCCCAGATTTGGTAATGGCCTCCGATAATCGAATATCAAAATATCTAAAATACTGATTACCCATAGCGCCATATGCACTATTCAATGCAATCTTCATGGCCATTTGCAAAGTATCAAGCCGTGAAATTTCTTCACTGTCACCACCTATCCTCTGCAAGTCTAGCATTTTTCTTTTAGCTAAATCACGTTCATTATACATATTCTCCATTAGTTGTGGCAAGAATCCCTTCTTGACTGTTGAAAAATGATATCCATTAGCAGCCATACATGATTCTTTCTTTTTGGTAATTTTCATATTACCTTGAACTAATTCATCTATGTCTACATCATTCTTAGTATTCAAAAATGTTTCAGGTGAAATATTATACTGCATAATTAAATGTGGATACAATGAAGCTAAATCAAAAGAAACTACCCAATCATGCATACCTGTTATTGGATTCTTGACATATGCACCTTCAAATTCTTTATCCTTCTTTCGTTCTCGTTCATCTTTTGAAGGCACAACTATGTTTTGTTTTCGTAAATGATTATAAATTATGTAATCCCAAAATCTAGTTTGACCATAAACATCCTCATAATTACAACCAGCTGTATAAGCCAGTGTCATGATAAGTTCTAATAAATTCAACTTTGAATCTAATTTGTCAACTAATTCAACATCCTTGATATTATAATCTATAAATTTTTGATAATTTTCTTTGTATAGATTATGCAGATTACCATATTCCTCATATGATAATTTACCTTCACCTAATTCTACATCTGCTATATGCTGTAGCCTATAACTTTCTTGATTTGAGTAAGTATATTTTTTATACAACTCCATGTAATCTAATGTAGATACACCCAACAATTTATAAGTAATGTTATCACGATTATTCATTATAACATTTCGTTCCTTGATAAAATTCCAATGCGAAAGTTTTTTGGAATTCCCTTCTCCTAAAATTTTATCAATTCGCCTAACCAAATATGGTATATCAAAAAATCTGACATTCCATCCTGTGATGACATCTGGATCAATTGCTTTATAAACATCTAAAAACTTAGACAACAATGTACTCTCATCTGCACAATGAATGTAATAAACATCTTCTCTGCTATTTGAATATGCTTCTCTGCCAAGTACTACAAACTTATTAGTGATGCTATCCTTTAATGTAATTGAAATCACTTCTTCTCTGACTTCTTTGACATTAGGAAATCCATTTTCAGAACCAGTTTCAATATCGATATTCATTACTTTGATTTTAGAAAAATCATATTGACAATCTTCAAACTCTTTGCCAATGTATTGAATATTCCAATCTGACAAACCATGCAATTCTATGTTATAGTTCTTCTTCCACTTGCCACGCTCTCTGCGACATTCTGTTATATTGCCTGGCTTGATCTTGTCAACTGGTGCACCATTTAAGGTTCTGAATTTTGTTTGTTTTTTGGTAGGGAAAAATAGGGTTGGATAAAATTCTTCCTCATAGGAATCACGCTTATCACCATCTACATATCTAACCAGTACATTATCGCCTAAAACTTCTACACTGGTATAAAAACCATTCATTCTATATAATTCGCCTTTTTGCCTATATTGTATTTAGGTATCAATTCCCAATCATCTTTTTCTGAAAAAGTCAAAATCTTTACTTGATTCAATGGAACTACATTTGTTTTAGTATCTCCATTTACAATTGTTACTAATTCCCATTCTTCTAATAAATTCGATATCGTATTTCTACGACCTTCATCACTCGTTGAAAAATTTGTTGGTTTACCATCTAAAGCAAACAATTCTTTAAAATGCACTATATAATATTTACCTCTTTTATGTAAAATATGGCAAGATTGATACAATACTTGTTCTTTTCTGGATGATATGCCTATGCGGGTGAGTGTTTCACGAATTTTTAAAAAATCATCGGGCTGATCTAATACAACTTCAATTAATTGTTCTATCATTTCAAACCACCTTTTCTCAATTTTCTTTTTATAAATTCAATATTTTCTTCACTGAGCAAATTCAAAACTTCTTTGGCTTTAGGTCTACTATAATTATAATATTCCTTAATCAAATCTATTTCATCAATCTGATCAGCTTTAAGCCATTTACCTGACTGTCGGAATTTCTTCCTAATAGTATTTATAAAATAATCAAATTGTAACTTGTTATCGATATGATTATGAAAATTCATATCGTTAGCAAGGAAAAGGCAGTCAATGTGCTGGGATAGAAACTTATTTATACGATAAGGTTCATATCCAGCTTCAAGAATTTCATCTCCATCCTTTAGGATATTTTCTTTCTTGTATCCTATATCATTGAGATAATCAAATATGTCCATTACAAAAATTGACACCTACCAAAAAGCTCAGTTAGACAAGCTAAAAGATTAATTTCCTGATCTACCACAAATGCTGATTTGTGAACATAATCAGCAATCACCAATACCATATCTGGTACAGATGTAGGTTCAATTTTTGTCAACAAAACATCATAAATTTTTCTGTATAATATATGTGGATCGTTGTCTAAATTTTCAGCTACCCATTTCCTGATAGCACCAAAATTCTTACTTTTTAAAAACCCAGCCAATTCTTCTATATTGGCCTGAGAAAAATCAGTAAGAATACCAATATCAATTATACCACTAGCACTATACCTTTGCAACTCATTAAGCACACGCCTCCAATCGGGCACGTGCTTCATGATAAGCTCAGCTACTATTTTAACTTCAAATTTTATATCCTCAGATTCCAATATCCATTGAACCCTGTTAAAAAATTGATCAGCTAATGATGGTAATATTTTATTTGGTATTTTAAAATCAATTACACTAGTTCTTGAATGTAAAGGTGTGATTATTCTATTGAGAAAATTACATGTCAGTATAAATCGACAATTTTTACTAAATTCCTCAATGAACCCTCTGAGTGCTGGCTGTGTTGATTGAGGATTCAAGTAATCAGCTTCATCCAGAATCACCACTTTATTGCCACCACTCAGAGAAACAGTACTGGCAAAACCTTTAATCTTATTTCTTAATACATCTATACCAGATTCTTCTGAACCATTAATTAAAATGTAATCCGTATTAAGTTGCTCACATAACGCTCTGGCTACAGTAGTTTTTCCAACCCCTGCACTACCAGTTAATAATAAATTTGGAATTTCTTTGTTTTCAACAAACTCTCTAAAAGTTTTTTTCAAGCCTTCAGAAAGAACACAATCATTTATAGTTTTGGGCCGATACTTTTCGACCCAAAGAAATTCATCACGCATTAAATTATCTATTTTTCTCCATTGTATATAGAATCTGGTTCAAGAGCTATCCAATAAGTCAAATCAATATCTTCATGACAAAACTTACTAATAGCCTCGCTTGAAATAGATACTTTATAGTTACCCTTCATAAGCTTAAGATTTTCATTCTTAAAATACATAGTAAAGGTATCGCCATTGCCATCACCTACCCTAAGATTGAATACCTTTGATGTTGGATCTTTTTTATCCAACACAGAAACTATAATATCTTTTCCTGCTTCACTTTTAACAACTAAATCTGGATTAGCCAAAATCGAACTCATATTCCGAATAGTAGCTAGATCTGGTTCTTTCAAATCAAACTCAATTTCAATATCAGGCATTGATATTGGCTTTGCTGGTGGCGAAACAATGGTAGATGGATCAGCATAATAATATGTAGATTGCGCTCGTTCCTTTTCCAAGGATACAAAATCTTCATTGAATGTATACTCCCCGCCTAAAAAGGTTTCACTCGTAACCAAATTTAAAAATTCTGGTAAATCATAAATAGCAAATTCATTGATAAAATCCTCTGTTACTGCTGATTTAGCCAAAATATTTTTCATAGTTGAAATTGTCTGAATCTCACTACCTGGCTTTACTAAAATTGATGGGTTAATTGTTGAAAAATTCTTTAATATCTCAACTGTTTGTCTGCTTATCTGCATCTTCATTCTCCAATATCATGATTAAAATGTAATGAATGGCCTTAAATAAATCTAGCTCGCTCATTTGAGCTTTTCTACCTGCTCTAATAATATATTTTATCGCATTGCCACGACAAAAACTATCTAAATCATCTGATGACCTCAATAGGTCAACCACTTGAACTGTATCATCACCATAGTAATTACCCTTTTCTTTACCTTTAACATAATTCCCCAAATCCTCTAATAACTTATCCCATTTACTCATATCAAATTCATTGACATTTGATTGCTCAAATAATACGTTATCAAGTTTTCCAATTGCAATTGGCTGTTCTTTTCCTTCTTGGCGCGATTTTCTCACCAACCACTTCTGTCTCTCATAATCCTTTCTATCAGTGTAATGAAAATTATAAGCTTTAGAATATTTTACACCATTGGATTTTCTCTTAATCGGTTTCGCAAGGGCCCAACGTTGCTTGTCGTAATCTTTCCTATCTGTGAAATAAAAACCGTATCTTTTACTGTATCCCATAATCTTAAACAATCCCTTTCTTAACGTACAACATATATTATACCATATCTGCCTATCCATTGTCAAGGCTATTTTGAAGTTCAGATAAACCAATCATCCTCTCAGAATTATTAGCAAGAAATCCTCTAGCCGAATTACAACCCCCACATAATATACAATTTACACCATTTACATCACCCTTTTCAAAAGAATGGTCATGATCAATATGTTCTGGAGCTCCATCACATCTCGGATTAGCACATTGATAATTCTGTTCCTCTAATATCTGCCTGTATTGTTCATCAGTTAAACCATAAGTATTTTTCCTATGACGTTTTATCATTTGAGAATATCCATCATTCCCATATTTATATAATTTCCTCTTATAATCATTCCTATCTGTATATGCAAAACCATATTTTCTACTATATCCCATATTACACCATCCCTTTCTCTTTACACTTATCACATTTGCATGACCACTCTGTGCCACCCAATCCACTGAAATTATCACAAACATGATAAATGCCAGGTATCACTGACTTGTCCACTCCGCATCTCAAGCCCTGCCCCACTCCAATCATCCATAATAAATGATTACAGTTAAAACAACACTTGTCAGTTGTCCTGAACCAATGACCATGTTTTTGTATATTAGCCATCTTTAAAAAATTTCTCTAAATTGTAATCCTCGATCTCATAATTCATAATTAGCAATTCCTCCCCTTTGTTCTGCTTGACTTTCTTTCGCGCTGACGCTGCTTTTGCAAATTCTTTACGCTCCCAAACGTACTCATCTTCAGGCAACCACTGGCCCAACAAATCAAAATCATAATATGACAGGCCAAATCTACCTTTAATATTTTTCAATTGATTACACAATTTTTCATGATCATCCCTATCAAAATCATGCAGAGAATAGTAATTCTCTGTTTTCCAATAAGGCGGATCAGTATAAAAATATGTAGACGGACTATCATACTTTTCAATCACTTCTGAGTAATCAAGATTTTCACAAGCACTAATCTTTTTCAGCTTCTCTTGTACCAGTGGTTTCAGTAACCTATTCCTAAAAGCATCAAATTTTGAATTATACTTGCCTCTTAAATCTATAAACTTACCCTTCTCTGGATTCAATCCTGAAAACACTTGTGTAACAATATATGCATACTTCATAGCAAATTCCATATCACCAAGTACCACATCGTTTACATCATTATCTTCAAATACCTCTTTCTTGAATTGATAAAACAATTCTTCATCTTGAGCTTCTATCTCTTGCATAGAATCATAAAATCTTTGTGGATTCCTACAACACTCAAACAAATTCACCATGTACCTATTAAAATCATTATATACAACAGTTCGTGGTATTGTGTATACGTCACTGTTGACATAAACCCAATAGGCGCCACCAAACACTTCTACATATGTTTCAATATCTCTTGGAATGTACTCGATTATCCACTTGGCCATCCGAGCTTTTCCACCAATGTAACTAATCATAATTTATCACCAACTACAAGAAACTCAGGAATTCTTCCTCTTTTATTAGATTTGCTACTTATACTTCTACTGCAATAAACTTCAACTATATTAAATTCATCATAAATTTCCTTTATAAAGGGAGATGAAGAATTGGATAATATAACATAAACACCTTTCTCATTAAGTTCCTTATAATAATCTCTCAATCTGATTTGTTCCTTTCTGCCAAATAAACCACTATAAGATGTAAATGATGATGTTTCATTCAATGGATGATATGGTGGATCAAAATAAACCAAATCACCCCCTTCTACTTCTTCTATTTTATCAAACTCAGTATTTCTAATATTTTCAATATTTGGAAGTAATGAAGAAAGTTTGTATAAATTTTCTTCATCGACTATTCTAGGGTTTTTATAGCTCCCTTTGGGAACATTGAATAATCCTTTACCATTAATCCTATACAAACCATTGAAACAAGTTCTATTTAGTAAAATTAAAGCAGAAGAACGAATTATTCCTTCATATCTTTCTACCGCATTTTTTTCCCTATCTATTCCATTAAACCTATCTCTGATATAATAATAGTTATATTTGTAATAATCCTTTTCAAGTTCTTTGCAATTAAATATAATTTCTTGGGGAAAAGATTTTATATTCCTATACATCTCAATCAAATCTGTATTTACATCATTTATGATTGAACGGTTCTTATAATCAATACCAAATGTTTTAATTATATCAAAATAAACAGAACCTCCGCCAAAAAAGGGTTCAATGTATTTTTTAGGTCTTATCTCTTTGTAATATTTTCTTATATCGGGTATCAGTCGCCTTTTACCCCCAGCCCATTTTAAAGCAGGTTTAACTTCAATATTTTTCATCATACCTATATTATACCATATTCAATCATGGTTTGTCAAGGCTAATTTTCATTACTTTCATTGATTGCTGAAATCATATTATACCACCTTTTTACTGATCTAACATCCTACTAATTGACTTAGGATTATACGGATTTCCCCTTTCATTTACATATCCAAGGGAAAATAAATAATCAGATATTCGCTTAAGCGACATCACCTTTTTAGTTTTCCAATTTTGCCTTCGTAATTTCTTAACTAGAGCCACCAGTTTAGAATTAATTTCTTTATGAGATTTTCGCCCCTCACATTTCCCTTCTCCTTCTAATGTAAGAATACCATCCTTTTCATTTTGTATTCTTTTACGAGCTCTGTCATCAGCCATCTGTTCTATTGGATAAGGATCTATTCTTTTTTGCTTATATTGTTTTAATATCTCAGAGGGCATCATATTTTTCATCGTATATTTAGTTTTAAGCAAATAATATAAATTACACCCCTGTGGATCGAGAAAATCCAGATCCTCCAGTATATTCTCGATATCAACTTCCATGACTTGTAGATCTGCAAGAAAATCCTCTACTAAATCATCATATAGGTATAACCATTCTCCCCTTATTCTAAAACGTTTAAAATTTTCAAGAAACATTTTTTCTAATTCAACAAAATTAGAAGTAGGATATGACAGTCTCAACTTAAGCTTAAAAGGATTAGATGTTCGTAATTGTGATAATCTCTGGTCAGGATTTTTACTAATCCCTACCTTATAATAAGATTTGTCTATACTAGATCCTTCATTCAATTGTTGAATCAAATATACAAAAGAATCTTTAATTGAATTTTCTTTATCTTTTATAAGACTTGACTTATTTTTTGAAATATTCCTTAACTTTCGTCTACGTTTCTTTCTATTTGCAACATTCTGATCCATACTAGACCACCTTACTAAAATTGCCTACTTTGGCAAAAGTTATATTATTTTCAAATTTTTCATACAGTGCATCACCCTTATGCGAAATTACAAATACATTAGTATCCTGACCTACTGTCTGAATCAACTTCAAGAATTCCTCTGTACCTGTTGAATCCAAAGAACTATCAAAAACTTCATCCAGCACTAACAGATTAGTATTAGCACTATTTTTCATTTTAGCTATAGATCTCCACGTAAACAACAAGGACAGATCAATCCTCATCTTCTCGCCTTCACTGAAATTTTCATATGAAAATTCATCTCTGAACCTACTCTGTATCAACTCATTAAAATTTTCATCCAATGTAAACTTGAAATAAGAATCCATGGCATTCAAATAGCCATTAATAAGCTTATTCATCACAGGTAAATACTGCTTAATTATTCTAGTCTTAATACCTGTATCCTTCAACAGATTACTGGCCAAGCTCAAATAATCTCTATCCTTCAATAAGCGCTTTCTACTAGAATATAATTGCTCTCTTTCTTCTTTGAGGTTCTTTAGTTTCTCATCATCACCATAAGATTTCTTCTTGACCTTGTACAAATATTCAATTTCATCATTCAATTTTTTAACATAATCCTCTGATGAACTGTGCTTGTACCCCAAGGATGTTATATCCTTTTCTTTATCATTGATCACATCTTGGAATAATTCAATAGCTGCCAACTTGCCAGATAAATCTTCTAAATGATCATTCAATTCCCTCAATCCATTTTCTTTTGAATCCTTAACTGATTCCCTGTTATGTAATATCTCCACTCTATGATCTTCTTCGATATCCTGCTTACACACGGGGCAATTAGTATTATTGACAAAGAAATTTATATCTGATCCAATCTTCTCTATCATCGATTCTATACTAATTTTTATTTGCTGTAATTTACTTCTTTCAGATACCAAATTATCTCTATCCTTAATATTCTCGGATAAAGATTTAACCTCGGCCTGCAATGCCATTACCTTTAAATCGATATCAGACATTTCTTGATTTGTAGTCTCAATCAATTTTCTGATATCTACTATCTTATCAGAATTTATCTCTTTAACTTCTTGTATATACTTTCGTTGGACATCAATCTTTTCTAAATTCAGATTCAATATTTGATTATTATCAGATATATTGATTTTGTTCTCAGAGTATCTTTCTTTCAGTATTTGATTCATAATAGAAAAGATTTGAATGTCTAACAAATCTTCTATTACTTCACGCCTATGCGCAGCTGGCAATTTCATAAAAGGCAAAAAAGAGCTAGAACCAAGGAGGATTATTTGTGTAAAGCTCTTGAATGTCAATTTAAGAATCTGTTTCTCTAGCTTTTCCTGATAATCCTTAGCCTTTGAATCTTGATTGATTAATTCACCGTCTACATAAATCTCAAAAACGGTAGGTTTAATCCCACGTCGAACCAAATAATTTTTACTTCCAATTTTAAACTCAATTTCTACTAGGCATGCTTTATTATTGACAGAGTTTATTATCTGATTCTTATTGATTTTACGAAATGGCTTAGAAAATAATCCATAAGTCAATGCATCTAAAAATGTAGACTTGCCTGAACCATTTTCCCCTATAACCAATGTAGTAGCATGGCCATTGAGAGCCAATTCAGTAAAATTATTTCCTGTACTGAGGAAATTCTTCCATCTTATTTTTTCAAATTCTATCATAAAATTTCAACTGCTTCTGAGTACAGCTCCCTTAGTAAACCATCCAATACAGTTTTGTCCAAATCCACATTTAGATTAGAAACATATTTAGATAGTATGGTCAATGTATCTTCTGCTTCTGTGACTTCTTCATCTTCAGCTAAAAATATTTCAGTTTCATCCAAGATATTAGCACTGCTTGGATTGACAGAATACAACTTATCCAAAAAATTATCAAACAGATAGCTATCTGGCTTTTCTTTGACTACAACTTTTACATAGCTATCTTTATACTTTTCAAAATCAAATCTATCAATATCATACCAAACATCTTCATCGTATACAATTTTATGGAACAGTTGATGTGGATTTTCAATAAATTCTAGCTTACGAGTATCTGTATCAAAAATATAAAATCCTTTTTCACAATCATAGTCACTCCACATCAATTGATAGGGAGTACCAAGATATTCTACATTATCAGCTGAACTTTTATAATGAAAATGCCCACTATAAACTGTATCAAATTTATTAAATATATCTCGCTTCAGTCCAACCATAGAATGAATCCCTTTTTGTAGCAAATATCCTCTGATCTCCAAATGACCCATCAATACCTGAGCATCAGATTCTTCTATCCCATCCATTGATTCTTCATAGTTCTCTGAACAAATCCATGGCACAAAACACACTTTAAGGCCATCAAACTCAGTAGTAATCACATCTTCGTATGACCAGATGAAAGGGGCTTCCCCATACAACTCATTTATAGCATTAATCTGATTTGTGTTTTTATAGTAGACATCATGATTGCCAACTATTATATGTGTGGTAATACTTCGATCAAAGGCTGGTTGAATAAAACTCTTACGTAAATTATTCAGGGTTAAAAAATTAATTGTTTTCCGTCTATCAACTAGATCCCCTAAATGTATAATAGTTTTAATATCATGATCATCTATATATGGGAAAAATACATCAGAAAAAAATTTATTTAAATATTTTTGAAAAGTTTGATTATCATTTTTAATACCAAAATGTGTATCAGTCAATAATGCTATTTTCATTCTATAAATTTCTCCAAGCTATTTTCATTGGTTTTTGTTTGTTTTCGTTCTTCTATTTTTCGCTCAAAATCATTAATCAAATCGTCATCATAATAGACTTTGACACTTGAATCAGCCACATGCTCATAATTAGAAGTGAGTTTGTTTTTAATATAAGATTGCTTTTTTTCCTTTTCAATTCTTCTTAAAAATGCATAGTAAATAATCTGTGTAAAATAAGAGAATGGATTTTTAGATTTTTCTCCATCAAAATTTAGGCAATATCTTAAACAATTTTCTACACCATCCAGAATCATTTCTTCTTTGTAAGTATAATTGATAAAATTTGGCCTGTATGATAATCCATTTGCAATTTCCAAAAAACACTTAGCAATATATTCTGGTACTGGTGGCAAGTCCGCACTCCTAGCCACTAATTCCTTATATTCTACTATCTCTTGATAAAATTTCTTGTTGTCAACATAATCACTCTTCCCCATAAGACTCCCTCATTTATACTTCTATCATATCAGTGTTCTTACGAACCTCATAATCCATTTCAAATCCATTAATAGTAAACCCATCGTAATTTTTTCTAATCCGTATTTCATCAGCAATGATATTAACTATATGCTTTGGATCAGTATCAGTTTTACTACTGACCTTCAATTCAAAAATCAATTCTACAGTCAAATCATCAAATTCTAATTCCATAACCAACCCCTTTCAGCACTCCAATAGCAAATACCCAATTCACCTGCTATAAGTAAATGGATAACCATTAACATAAATACCATAAAAATAAATGAAAAGGCAATCATCTGAATCGATTCCGCCAATGCTATCCGAATCACAATAGGAGGAATTTTCCTATGGTAATTTAACAATTTGCTTATCATACTCTTGACCTCTTTACTCCATATTATACCATATCTGGACATCCAATGTCAAGGCTAAATTTAGCCTTGACAAACGCTAGCTGAATATGGTATAATAGATATGTCTTAAGCAAAAGAAGATCAAATGTCAAATTCAAATATGCTATATGTAAACTTTTCGCTATCATAAATCCTTAATCTTTCCAAGAAATGACGATAAGTATAATTCATCTTTTTCTTCAGTGTTAAATCATCAGCTATGTCAAAAAGATTAGCTGATATTTTATTATCAGTTTTTCTTAAAGCCCTACCTATAGATTGTAAATTTCTTATCCTAGATTTCGACGGACTAGCAAATACAATGTTATGCAGATTACGAATATTAACGCCGGTAGAATAAGTTCCATAGCTAGCCACAATAATTGATTCATTCTTTTTTTCAGTTGCCAACCTAATAACTTCTCTGTCATCAGCTGAAACTTTCCCATGTATAAAACTCACATCCTTTCCTAATTGCTTAAGCATTTCAAATAATGCTTCACCATGTTTCTCGACCATTTGGAATAATAGCAATGTATTACCCTTTAAGGTACTAACCATATCTACAATGAATTGATTTCTTTTTTCTGAAAGTATTAAAAAATTTAATTCATCTCTATATTCCAAATGACTAACCAACTCTCTTTCTTCATCTGAATATTTCAAAACTACACAATGAATTTTTAAATCTGATAGAGTTTTATTATCAATTAATTCTTTAGTGGTAGTAACCTTATAAACAGAACCAAATAGTCCTTCCAATACATACTGATGTACTTTAGATCCATCTAATGTACCAGTAGTTCCTATTCTGTATTCAGAGTTTGTACAATTTTCCAATATTCTTTTTAAGCTGCTAGCTTTATGCAAATGAGCTTCATCACCTACTACCATATCAAACTCTTTGAAAAAAGATTTATCCATTCTGAACAATGATTGCCATGTCGATATTAAAATAGGCTTATCTGTATCTTTTTCTTTTCCAGAATATAAAATATGGCAGTTCTTTTTAGCATCCCATCCATTGTAGGTTGAATATTCTATAAAATCTTTATACATTTGTTCTACTAAAGAAGTGGTAGGAACTATAATTAAAGTTCTCTTGTCCTTTAGGTATCTAGCTAATGCATAAATGATTAAAGATTTACCAGATGCAGTAGGTGATAGCAAGATGCATCTTTTATTATTCAAAGTATGCAACACTGCATCTGATTGATAATCTCTGAATTCTATTTTCTTGTTGTTGGAACATACGTTAAGAGAGGCTAAAAAAGATTTTATATCATCAGAATCAGGAAAGTTTGGTTTGAAATCATTTAGATTTTCAATATCATAATTTCTTTTTACTGCCCATGTAACCATTCTAGGCAATAGTCCACGATAGATAGTTTGATTTTGATGAGAAAATAAGCGAATTTTACCATCCCAACTTTTATTTCTGTAAGATGGCATGAACTTGTGTCCTGGCACTTCAAAGGTAAAATATTCTGACAGTTCTTTTAAAATGCCTCTATCAGAACCAACTTGGAGGAAAACTTCGTTCAATTTACGAAGCTTTAATATATCAGACAATGCCTTCCTTAAACTTCAACCAATCCATAGAATTTTTTATAGCCCAATTTCTGTCACTTACTATTTTACATACACTGCGAAGATAGTCAACTCTCTCTTTTGTGTAAGTAATTCGCTGCCTTAATTTAGACAAATCTTCATCTGAATCTATATACAGTTTTAAATCTCCCTTCAATACCTTTAAATCAAATGGAGTTTTGCTGTACACTTCAGGATCAGATTTTCCAAGATAGAAATGTGTCTTATCTTTTATCATCATGTTGTACTGTTCTTCTAGCTTTGCAAATTCCAAGCTAAAAGTAATCATCATTTTTAAATATTTGTGGTGTAGTAGTGGAGTTCGTAAACTTTCTTCTTCTAATCTTTCTTTGTCTATTATTTTTATATCTTTGTCTACTTCATTAAACAATTCTTGCACTAAATCACATCTCCTATAACATAATCTCTGAGTTGGAAGGATACATCAGAAGTAATTACTTCAATAGCATCTACTGAACTTTCAAAAGCAATACTGCTTAATGAAGTTGGGAATACATCTCTGAATGTTACTGACTTACTGGCGTTCATATTATTTGTTAGGATAGTTAAAGTTGCATCAGAATAGAGGCTTGTATTGCCGAAGATCGATTGCAATCTTTCTCTTTCTTCTCCTAAATCTTCTGTTGAGCTCATAGCTCTCAACCATTGAAAAATCTCCATGAAGTTTTTCATATCCTCATCTATAATAAAAGTCACATCCAAAGTTTCAAATTCAATTATAGTACCTGTTACTGGATAAGCTCTGGTTGGAGTTGTAACAGTAGATTCTGCAACTGTAATTCCTGGCAGATTTGCAGTTTGCAAAAAATAAGTAACATGTGGAAGTTTTTCTATCTGTAATCTAAAAGAAACAGAAGATAGTGTATTATAATTTTCTGGTAAGTTAGCTATAATGGCCATGAATCACCCCTATATTCTATATTTAGGCAACAAAAAAGGGCTCTTTATTTGAGCCCTTTCTTGCGGTAGCGACGAAATGCGATTACATTATATTCGTAACTTTGATTGTACGATAGAAATTGTTACCAGCTTCTTCTAAGAGGCCAGCATCTTGACTTACGGCTGCGAATGGATTAGCTACCAAACCGTATCGAGTTTTAAATCCGATTTTAGGTTGGAAACTAGTTTCACCAACAGCTTTAACCATTGACAACGGTACGTATGGACAATAGAAGATTCCAGCGTCATACGGTGATGTGCCTTTATAGCCAATAGTAACGTATTCATGAGTAGCTGAGAAATAAGGATCGACATAAACTTTATATCGGCCATTCAATGTACCAACAAAAGTGTTTCCAGTAATACCATCAGCAGCTAGTGCACCAGTACCAATATTACCACCAGCACCAGTATCTAAACTACCTGTCATTGACAGAGCAGCCACCACATCAGCTGAAGCTAGAATGATATTTCCACGGCCACGTCGAGTTTGAACAGCAATAGTATTAGCATCACGTTCAATAGCGAAATGCAACCCTTTGAATTTTTCCACTGACCAACGGCCATTAGAATCTGTATCCAAGTCAAAAGTACCTTGAGTAGCTGTACCAACTTGAGCACCATCAACTGCCACACCATTAACTGTACGAATTATTTCACGGTTGATTTCAGCTAAAATTTCAGTTGACAGAATATTAGCCAACTCAGCTTCAGCGTCCAGACCATGAACAGCCCTTAAATCTTGGGCCAATTCAGTAGTGTATTCAGCTTTCAATGCTCGACTTCTAGCTGTTACACTAGTTTTCTCAATCGAGAATGACATCTGACGGAATTGATTAGTACCTGTATCACCCAATGCTTCTAGTTCATTCGTGGTCATACCTTGATTAGTATCTCCAGCTGTTTGAACTCCGTTAGCTATAGCTGGATCAGCATAATAATCACCCGACGCCGCAAATGGATCAGTTTCAGCTGTATTAGCATTATCAACGCCTGGAACTTCAGTTGATTGTGGATTAGCGGATTGTCCAGTTTGAGCTTCGTTGAACAGTGCTTCATTGCCAACTGTAGTACCATCATCTTCTACATAGTTAGATTTCATGTAGAAAATAAGGCCAGTCGGGCCAGTCATCGGTTGAACACCAACCAAATCATAAGCGATTAGGTTAGGGGCCGAACGTCGAATTAGACTGATCATAATCGGATCATAACCAGCTTTACCAATACCATCGGCCGTACTACCACCAAAACCATCAACACCAGCAGCTGTACCACCAGTATTTGAGGTCGGGGCTGCTTCAGTCAATAGACCAGAACCCATTCCTACAGCGATTTCTTCTCTTGCAGCTTTCTCTTGATTTTCCAAGAGGATTGCTGTCACTTGTTTACGGTACGTATCCGTAATCTCAGGTAAAGCACTGTGTTCTAGTACAGGCTTCCACTTTTCAACTAATTGATTTGAAAATTCCATTTTCAATCTCCTTTATTCTATATTTATATTATTTTAAAACTCTGCTTAAAGCGTTTGTATAAGCTGTCATTGAATCTGATAAATTCTCATAATCCACTTCTTGGACTGTATCAGTTTCACTTACAGGTGAATTAACTTTCCCTTTAGGAAAATAACTCTCTTTTAAAGTTTGAACATTGGCTATAAATTCTTCATCATCGCCAGTGTAGTCCACTCCAGATGAAAGTTCCTTAACCTTGTCAATTTCAGTTTCTACTAAATCACCAGAAATTGATCGAATTAGATCATCTCGTTTAAGATCTCCGAGGCTTTCTTTCAATTCAATATTTTCTGTAAGTTTAGTTTCCAAATCAGCTTCTAGCTCTTGAACCTTGTTAGCCAATTCGCTTACAACATCAACTTTGGTTTCAGGAATATCAACATAATTTTCAGTAAATAGTTGTTTCAAACCTGTCATAAAGTTTTCTGATAATTCATTCTGAATACCAGATTCGACAGCAAGCTTGTTTTCTTCCATCCATTCTTCAACTACGTAATTTAGATACTTGTCTACTTCTTGAGCCATTTCTTCTTTTAGCTCACCACCACATTCAACCAAAAGTTCTTCAAGAAC